CTTTCGCACGTTGCTAGGTCCGATGCGCCGTAACTGACAACAAAATCTTCTGCTGGGACAAACATACTGCATGGTCTACCCATGCTTGGATCGTAATAAACCTTGCGAAATGCAGATCCAGCAAGAGGGAGAGAGAACAACATGCGCTCTGTCTCCGTTCTGTACTCTGTCATTTTCTCAGTCAGCAGGTAATTTAGATAATCTTCTACCCTATTTGCCTGTTTTTCTTTTTCGTCAGTTATTTTTCCAACGATACTGGTCTTTACAGGGCCGGATGCAGGGAATAGTTCCTGTATCGCTTGTGACTGAAAGCGTATGACTGATTCTGTAAGCAGTGGATGGAACACTCCACAGGCTCCATCCCAAGGCATAGTGCGATCCTCATGCTTGAGACCTAGTAGATCCAACCCTTCTATGTAGGATCTTTCCCAATCAGCACGACTTTCCTTGTCAGAGTGATACGCAGATACAAGATCACTAGCAATGACGTTTAGCTCTTTGTCCTCAACGAACTCAGCCAGGTTTGCATCATGCGGTATTTGACCGCCGAACAGATCCTGTTCGTCAAAATCGAATATAGTCTCCCCACCTGCCTCTACTGAAACAGACTCCGGGTTAACTATTTCGATCTCTACAGCACCCTCTGGCTCATCACCAGGTTGCGCCATAGGCGTTGCTAGCGGCCTATCGACAGCCATTTTTATATACCGCCGCGCTTACCACCTTTGGTAGACATCTTGGACTTCATCACTTTGCCGCCTTTGAAGTAACCCTTGCTCTTAGGAACTTGACCGCCAGCTTTCATCTTGCCTTCGCCATCAGCAGCAAAAAACGGAACCATTTTCCCGTCTTTCTCAACCATAGGCAGCTTACCGCCTTTTTTCATGTTTTTGGACTTCATCATGCCGCCGCCCATAGCCATCTTCGTCTTGCCGCCTCTACCGTAACCTTTAGTTTTCATCTTCATACGAATCTCCCGCATATAAATTATCAAACACCTGATTCACATCTAGCGTGTAATCCAGATCTGATTTGCTGTAATGAATATGTTGCGATGGCCTGAAGTCAGGCGCTCCTTCGCCTGTTTCAAACCACGCTGGATGAGTTACCCTAACACGGTTGTTTGGCAAAGCCACAATATTCCCGGTCCAGCGCCCTGCGTCTAACAGCTCCATAACATGAGACTGTTTATGCTGTGCTGGATCGTCTGCTATCTCATTGTCTGTGTAGTCTACCGTGAAATAGTATTTCGCCGGGTAGAACGCCCCATCTATCTTAGCAAGCCAAGGACACGGGGTTGCCCTGTCTAGGACATAGACACTGTGCGTCCTTGAGCTGCAATCCCACGGTTGTGCAGCCCATACAGGCATAGGCTCAGGCCATTCTTCAAACGGCGTATCACCCACTAATCCTGTTATCGGCATTCTTGCCCACATTGCCCCGCCATGAACATTCGGTTCATCGTTGTCGTATGTCTCTGCTCCGGTAAAAATGACCTGGAAGCTAAGGCATCTCGTAGGCATGGTGGTGACCGCAATCGCCATCGCATGAAGAAACTCTCCATGATACTTCTGGTGATTGTGCGTGTATTCCTTCCTAACCCAGCATTTAAAATGCGGGATATTGCTTTGTAAAAAAGCCATTAGTAATAACTTGCCTTTCTCGGATAAAAAGGCTCATCCTCTTCATCCGTGTGCAGTCTCAGGAAACCACCCTGCCTGAAACGCAACAATGCTTGGGTAGAGGAGTCTACAAGGTCATCGTGCTCTCCTGCCGGGAAAGCCGCAAACTCCTCCACCACTTCTTCTGCAAACCGTGTATTAGGCCTCCATACATTACCTGAGGCAAACAGATCAGCAACAGCATTAACCCTGGCTATCTTGTCGTTCCCTCTCGATGGGGTGTACTCAGATACCAGTATGCCCATAGCTCTAAGCTCAAATATCAATGGTGTACCAGCCGCTTTGGCTTCCACGATACAGGCATCAGGTTCCCAGTACTCGTAATACTCGTATGCTTTCTTTTTCAGCTCTGGGAACTCCAGCCTTTCTTTCAACGCATCCAGCAGGATGATATTGGCCTGTGTTTCGCCGTTGTCATCCGGGTGGTAGAAAACTCCCCATGTGGTACATGCAGAGTAGTCAGACCGTTGTGTTTTAAGAAATGCGGTATCCCATGACTGTATAATAAACTCGCAGGGAGGTGGTGTGTCCTGTTCCCACTCTTTCCACCACTCCCTTTTGACCAGCGCACCCTCTTCTGACGTAGGGTTCTGCTGATACTGAGCATTCCATTTCGGAGCAGGAAGTTCGTTCCGTAACGACTCTAACTCCTCCAAAGGCCAGAACTGAGGCCATAACGACTTACCAGAGGGCATAATTGCTGGAAACTCGATGACTTCCCATTCATCTGTTCCTGCTCTCTGTACGGATGACTTAACGATCTGACCTGTCAAATCTCTTTTGTGCCATCGTGTCATAACAACAATGATGGCTCCTCCGGGCTGCAAACGCTGCCTAGGCCCTGATGTATACCACTCGTATACCTTATCGAACACTGATGGATCGGCGCTTTGCCCCTCTTGTTCAGAATGGGGATCATCAATAATGAGGAGATCCGCGCCTTTACCAGTAACAGCACCACCAACACCTATAGCGAAATATTCGCCGCCTTTACTGGTGCTCCATCTTCCTGCTGCCTTTGAATCGGCCCGTAAGCCCATATTCGGAAAGACAGTCTTGTAATCATCACTATCTACCAGGTTTCGGACCTTTCGCCCAAACCCGACACTTAATTCTGCTGTATGCGCTGTTTGTATTATTTTCT